GTAGGGGTTTGCCCCAAAAAAGTCGTATTTTCGGTTTGTTTTGGTGGTGCGTTTAGGGCGGCGTTGCGTGCTTGTTGGCGTTGTGCGGTTTTGTTGTTTACATAGATTGCGCCACGCTTTGAGTTGCACGTTCTGCATGAGGGCACAAGGTTGGCTGTGCTGTCGTCTCCGCCTGCGTCGTGTTCGATGAGGTGGTCTGCTTGTGTGGCTTTGTTGCCGCAGCCCCAGTAGCAGTCTGGGTTGCCGTCTAGTATTGCTGTTCTGTTTGTTCGGTACTGCTGGGTTGTTTTTCTGTTGCCTGCCATGTGGTGATGCTACTAGCGCCCTTGCTTCGCTGCGGTTGCTTTCAGTGCGTGCTGGTCTCGGGTGTTTGTGCCCCCCACATTTCACAGCTGTTTGCTGTTGGCTGCCGGACTGTTTAGGGTGGACACCATACGCCTTTTGTGTCGTTAGGGAACGCTGCACTGGCGACTTACCCCAACAACCTTTCAGGTAAGTCATCTTGGGTGGTTGGGCGCGCCAGCTCTACCCACGTTCCCGTGTGTTCTACCTGCACAGTGCAATCCCGTACGAGGCCATGAGCGTATTCAGTTGTAGTTCTTGGTGGCTGGAGAAATCGCCCTCTACTTAGCCCAATCGCCCATGGGCACCACCGTTTAATCTTTGCGTATGCCTTTAAGGATGGCAACTCCGATGGAGATTAGCAGGGCGTACCAAGCAAGGGTCAGCATCCTGACAGCCTGTGTTCAATCTCTTGCAGCTGCTCGGGTCGCCAAATGTAAACCTCTGCGTGAGGGTTAAGGATGTTTAGCCAATGCTCTTGGGCTATTGAGGTCTTGCCCTTAGCAGTTTTTAACTCAGCGAAAATCAACCCTTTAGTGGGATGGCACATTACGAGGTCTGGGAAGCCTGCAGCGCCTGTTGTGATGTATCGCCCGGTGCGTGTCATCGAGGGTTGGGCGTGATGACAGTCCCAGCCATGAAGGTAAGCCAGCCCTTTAACCTGTTGCAGGAATGATGCCTCAGAGATTGGTGTCATAGTCAATCACCATTCTGCCTATGAGTTCTGCTACTTGTGGCACTACGGCGTTTCCTAGTCCTCTAAGTCTGTCCACCCGATGGGAAACCCCATGAGCCACTCGACCCACATCGGGTTCAACCGCCCACCATTGCCTGCCTGCATGGCTTTCTTTTCCTCCAGCGTAATCTCGTTGTTCTCGTACTTGTCCTGTATCTGTTGAAACGCCCCTGAGCCCCCTGCTAGTTTCCCGTGCGTCGGTGTCGGCGACATTCTCACTGCGTCCCACAATGTCAGACTGTTGAACTTGCCATTGATGTTGCTTGTGTCCACTGTTGCTGTTGGCGTTGGCCACATCTGCACTGCATGAGCCAATGAGACTGAGTGCATTGAGCCATCTGTCTGTTGTGAAGATTTGAGATTGTCTGCGTAAATGTCCGAGACTGTTGGGGTTGGCCAATTCCCCGATGGTGTCGGTGCTAAGGCTATCGCTTCCACTAACCGGCTCTTGTAGGGCTTGCCCTTGTCCAAACGCGCTCTGACTGTTGAGATGTCCTCGTCCATGCTTGAGCTGCTCACGGGGGTAGGCCACGATAATGACGCGATCTCTACGATGCGGCGCACCAACTGAGGCTGCGGAAACAATCTGCCATTCAGCGTCGTACCCGATGCTGGCCATTTCCCCGAGAACAATGTTGAGTCCAAGAGAAACGTGTCCTCGTACATTCTCCAAGATTGCGTAGTCAGGTCGTAGCTCGCTAATGGCTTCTCTGACCCAAGGCCAAAGGTGCCGTGGGTCGTCTGTGCCGTTGCGTTTGCCTGCTGTTGAGAAAGGCTGACAGGGGTATCCGCCACATATGATGTCAGGTCGAACAACGTCTCCCCAGTTGATTTCTTTGATGTTGCCATGATTGACCACCTCTGGCCAGTGTTTCTTTAATACCCGACACCCGTAAGGGTCTATCTCTGATTGCCATATCACTTCCATGCCGGCGCGTTCTAAACCTAGGTCTAATCCACCTATGCCTGAGAACAGTGAGCCCACTGTCAGCATTAAAACGGTTCCTCTGGTGTGTCGTACTGTGGCGCTGCCTGCTCACCTGATTTAAGCGTGTCAATGTAAGCGCTTGCTTCTCGTTTAGTCATGGCCTGCAAATTGGCTGGTGGTACTTTGCCCATGGATTTACAGACGGCTCTAATCATGTTTTGTTGCTTATCGCTGGCAAGGTTGCTGGATTCTGTTATTTGTGTGTCGCCTTGCATCCTGACTACTTTGCCCATTTCCTCACGGCTTGGGCGTTTGTTAATGTCAGACCCACTCATGCCAGCATTGGCAAGTGCACGACCCACAGCGCCTGTTTCACAGTTCTCAAGATGGCTGGTGCGGTTCACGTTGCCTTGGCCGCGTATTTCCTCAGCCCAGCCTGTAGCGATAATTTCATCGTTTAGCCACAGCTCACACTTAAACACAGCGATGTCTGCCAAGTAGTGCACAAGATCAGTAATGACCCGGGCATCAGGGTGTGCTTTTAGAAAGCGGTCAAGCCTGCTGGCTACTGGTTCGTAATCGTCAAGGTTAAAAGCCACGGGCGTGCTCTTTCTCTAAGCGGTCTAGTTCCGCATTGCAATAATCCAGCGCCCTTTTAAGCACTTCTATTTCTTGGTCTTTGGCGTAAATGATTTTGTTTAGGTCGCGTTCGTTTTGGTAAAGCAACTCCGCCACATCATCGTTGTGGGTGTACTCACTCATGTGTTTGCTTAACAGTGCTGATGTAGGTAATGCCTTTAGAAGCGCCAGAAGTGTTAAGTGATGGGTGCCACGCTTGGCGGTTTTGCTCAGCGATAGTGGGCAATGAATGAAGCAAGCCAACAACTTCAAGCACAAGGCTGGACTCCTTAAAGCGTAGTTCTATAGCAAGTTGGTTGCTGAGGTTCATAAGTTTGGCGATTAGTTCACCTGTTGATGTATCCATTTGTTTCCTTTGTTATTTTCCTGAGGTTGCTCGCCAGTGACCTAGCCCACCATTGCGGTACAGATACTGTGCGACTTTGACATTACAACGCGGCGTGAGCAGTGCTTTCATTGTGTCTTGTTTCTTACAGACAGCCCGTGTCACAGTCTGCCACCCTGAGTTAATCTGTAACAGCCCTTGGTCGTAGGACTTGACTGCCTTGCACTTTCGGTAGGTGCTGGCTGGGGACAGTTTGCAATCTGCATGGCTCATGCCCGGCTTGTAATTCCAGCCAATCGCTGTGGGTATGCAGCGCGACTCGCGCCACATAATTTTGCTCATAGCAGGCACGACCTTTGCTGGGAAGTATTCCCGTAGTAGTGGTTCCCATTTAGGGCATGAATTAGCAGCTGCACTTGCGTGGGCTGGGGTGGATAGGGCGAGGATAAGCGTTAGTGCCATAAGTTTCTTAATCAACTCTCTCAACTTCTGTTGGCGGCCCCCATGAATGCCAAGACTCTGCACGTTGGCAGACTTGGGTATAAACAATCAGGCCTGTGGATAAGTCTGTAAAGACTTGCACCATGGTTTTCTTATCTTTAGACCTTAGAGCCACATAGCCCCATGTCGGTATCATGGTCGGTTCGCCATCATCTTTAGGTAGAGCCAGCAGGACACCCAGCCGATAACAAAACTGATTACGAATTGCCCGTCGGTCATGCCCAGCCCCTAACTGTGTCTATTCCTGCCTGTGTGATTGCACACACAATGCCCTGAGAGCCACTTGTAAGCGCTCTACGGATGCCTAAGTCCTCAATTAGTCCTAGAGTGCGCAAATCTGAGCAGCGCTTCCAGTAGCCCTTAATGTCGTGGCCGTTCAGCGCGGCTCTAGCGCCTGCTTCCTCATCCGTCAGCCCCAGCGTGGCATAGAAATATTCCTGCAGCAGTAACGCTCGATGGGTATTCACCCGAATAGGACTCGGCTGGCGGGATGTGTCCGGGTCTGTAGCCCTGAACAGCGGTAGGTCTGTGTAAATCATGTTTCCTTTGTCTTTCTGCTATTTGAGTAGCGATGGTTACTTTACACAATTTGCGAAGTCGGTGGTGGATATCCCAATGGAAACAAAGACACCCACCACCTAGCCCCAGCACCGCTCAAACAGTGGCTGAGAGTCCTTTACGGCAGTACAGGTGGCTTGTCGCCACAGACGTATTGCCAGTGCCACGCCTCAAACTCAGGCGACTTCGGGTCTGAGCCTTGCAGATAAAAACCATACTTAGGGGCGTTGGCACACATCCAATCAAGACACTTGCCACCCATAGAAACAAGGGCACCATCTTTTTCATACCCAACGTCAATGGCAAGACCAAAACCGTGGTTAGAAGTACCCGGCACACCACTAGGCGACTTGCCCTTTTTCAGGTACCACAGTTTGTCTTGGTATTTGCGTGTTACTTGTGGGTTACGGCCTGAGTCTTTAAGCGCGTAACGATCAACAAACATGGCTAGCTGGGCATCGAAGGGGCGGTAGTCGCCAACATTGCGCAGCTTGTATCCAGCAGCGAGACAGTCTGTGTAGAGCTTGTTGAAAGCGACTGCTGCACTTGTCCACATTTCGCCACCTGTCTTTACTTTTTTAAGCATGGCTGGGGTTAGGTTGCCGTTGCCTACTTTGGCAACTTCAGCGGGTAGCACCATTTTTTTGTAGGGGTAAACCTTTGTCATAGTGGCGGGTCTTTTGGTTTATCTTTGAGCCCGTTAGATGCCAACAAAGATGACAACGCGCCACTAATGAACAGCACCATTGGGGTGAGTAAATCCCACGCTTTGCCGTCTGACTCTGCCATTTTTTCAGGCTGTACCACAAACAAAAGTCCGTACAACAATGTAAAGATTGAGACGATAAATGCTACGGATATTGCCATGCCGACAAGGAAAATAAGACGTGCTTTTATTTCCTCATTGGTCATTCTTTTTTCTAGTTTCATTGGCATTTCCTTTCAAGTATCCCGTGGGTAGTTCCAGCGGTTTCGCAGTTGTGGCGTACACGGTCTGCGCAGGCTGTGAGGGTGAGCAGGGTGAGGCTAAGCAGGGCTAGGCGTTTCATCAGCATAATCTGCTTGCCATTGGGCGTATTCTTCATCGGTCATTTCCCTAATTTCATCGCCTATTTGTACTAATGGATTTGTCATAATTAATCTCTATATCCTGATACACGCACGACACCTGTCATGCTGTTTGCTGCGTCGCTAATAAAACTTATGCTGTCGTATTGGTCTTGGGTAGTGCTGTACCAGCCACCTGCTTGTCCTACTGAAGCAGTAGCAGTTAAATTGACAAACGTTAAGTTTCCTGTTGCAGAAGTTCTTGTGTTTAGTTGTGGTTGGTACAAATCAAAACTTGATGCATAAAAATCTAAAGTGCTATCTTGTTCACCAAACGACCAACTAGTTGCAGAGTTTACTGGGTTATCAGCGGCTGCCCCAGTTGATAAAATGCCTCTTAACATTGTGTTGTAAGTAGTAGTTGTGTTATCTGTTCCATTTTTGCGCAATCTCACAGAAAAACGTGAATCTGTGCTAACAGCAATATTGTAGGTAATTCGGTAGTTACGAAATGCCGATGTAAAAGTTCCTGTAGGCAAACTAAACGAAGTTACACCTGCAAAACTTGAGTTGTAGACATAGACCAGCCCTGAGTTAGCCAAATAAGTATTGGTATCGGCAGCTGTAAGCACCTCACCAGTCGTAAAAGTTTTTATTGCCATTAGTTAAAATCCTAACTTATTGTTGTCAAGTGTTCCGAACACTGTGTTGTCGAGAACCAAATAGCGGTAAGCATCAGCTGACGACACTACAAGAGTTGCATCAGTAGTGGAAGGGCTTGCCGTAATTGACACAGACTCAACCACACAAGGATAAGAAACGCCTCGTAAGTCAATTTGTACCTGTGCCCCAACTTCCAAAGAAGCCACAAAAGTGTTGTTTGTCTGATTGTCTAAATTAAACCTGATTATTTTTGGGCGAGCCAAATTTATGTTTAGTGTGTCTTTGATGTAAATGGCCAAATTGGCTGCTTGGCTAGTTGTCTGATCTACAGTTCTAAAATTCAGTGTGGGGCGTGAACTGCCGTTTATTTGGTCAGCCAAACCTTCGGGTTCCACAATGACCGTGTTGGCATAATAAGCACCATCGTTTACAAAATCCAGCGCCATGTAGGTTGTATTGGAGCCAGCAACAGTGCCATCACCAAAGACAACCGAGGTTGGTACGTAAATTCCTCTTGCTAAAAAACTCATACCCCCTGAACCATCTCTTAAACGCCCTTGTTCAGTTCTGACGAGTGTTTGAACTATGTCATTTAGGAATGTGCCAGTTGTAAATGTTGTACCAGAAACTAAGGAAAGCCCAAAAGTAAATGAGGCCCCAATTCCATAGGAAGCAACAAGATTTCCAAATGCGTAGGTTGTTTGCATACCAGCGGTCAGTGTGTAATTACTGGTTAGTTGCTGTTCACCAAGTCTGACAATGTCACCAACCCCGCCAAATGTCCATGTGTCAAGTGCAGGTATTACGCCATAAGACCTTATTAGAGACCGTGCATAGCAATAGCGTGTCAATCGTAAAGTGCCAGAATTGGAATACAGTCTCATTCTTACAAGGCTGTTTATTGTGCCAAAAGCAGTTGGCAAACTGTCAGGGTTTATGCCCGAAATGTTCACTTGGCCGGCAGGAAAGTCATCCGTGATTTCGCTTCTACCAAAAGTGAAAGAAAGGTTTTGGGCTACCACTGTTGAATAAGAACCACCAGGGGTGTTTTCCACTTCAACTGTCCAATAATAACGACCGCCCATTATGTGTTTGTAACTCTGATTGGAATGGAACCGTTTGTTTTCATCCAGTTCTTTAAAGCGTTGACTACGGCTTGTGGGTCGCCACCGTTGACGTTGATTGTGACGTTGTTGTTACCCATGCCCATGCCAGCGTTAGGGCCAGTAAGAGGTACTACCATCTCGGGCCCTTTTTCGCCCATAAGCGCCATTGTGGGCTGCGTAATAATTCCGCCATTTGCAAAGGCTTCAAAGCCTCTAGCACTGCCAGTGTTGCCGCCACCATCTTCACTACCAAGCCTGCCAAAACTGACAGAGCCAAGGGTGCCGATATCTTTGCCGGGCTTAATAAGGTTGATGCCCTTAATGACTAAGTTAATCATTTTGATATAGGCGTTAGCCATGAACTCAAAATAGCCAGCGACACCATTAACAACTGTGCGCACAACATTGCCGAAAGTGTCAAACTTTTTGTAGGCCACGACAAGAGCAACACCCAAAGCAATAATGCCAGCCGTGATTAGCACTACAGGGTTCAACGCCATGGCCGCATTAACCAAAACAACGCTGGCTGCTAAGACACCAAAAGCAGTTGCAACAGCCGTAATCAGTGTCGGGTTGTCTTGTGCCCACGTTGCAAACTTCTGCAGCACAGGCAAAGCCTTCTCAAGAATTGGTAGCAGTGCAGCGCCCACACCCTCTTTAGCTTCACCAAGGGCAACACCTAAACGCTTCATAGAGCCAGCTGCAGTGTTGGCTGAGTCAGTAGCAGCACCACCAAAAGTGACAGCCATTTCAGCCATCACTTCTTCCATGCTTGCGCCGTCTTTAATCATCTGGCGTAGTTCTGGGGACAGTTTTGCTAGGGCAGTCATGTTGCCGCCGTATGCCTTTTCCATCGCTTTAGTGACGGTCTCAAGGCTGATGCCTTTGGCCGCTGCCACATCCATAGCAAGGTTGGCTGCCTTTTGTGCTGTGGTAATTGAGCCTGTAGCGCGCACGAGTCCAGCCAGCGCCGGGCGTAGTTCATCATCGGTGACGCCAAGTAACTTGCCTTGTGTGCTTATCCAGTCCTCATTAGCTGCGATTTGTTTATCGGTTGCACCAGTCGTTTTTTGCAGCTGACGCGCAAGCAGTTTCTGTGCCTGCTCATCCTCCATGGCACCTTTAACAGCGTCACCAAGACCAGCGACTAAACCACCAAGAGCAACGGCTGCGTACTTGTTTGCTTTGCCTAGGGCGTATTTGGCTTTGGCTTGTGCGCCTTCTAAATCCTTAAAACCCTTTTCGGCTTCTTTTAATCCCTTTGGGTTGAATTGGGTAACGATTGGTAGATAGATAGCCATTATGCGGCCTGCCTTGCTTTAAGTGCGCGATTAGCGTCAGCGATAACTTCATCCACGGCTTTCATAATGTCAGCTGTGCCTTGCTCTGCTATAAACTTGCGTGATCGCCACAAGCCACGCTGAGGTCTGCCAAAGACGTTAGTTAGCAAGCGTGAAAAATCGCTGTTGTTTTTAGAACCAGCCTGTGAAAACAGTGCACCAGCTGCGTTCTTTTGCACCAGAGTCACAAGTGGTGTGATGCCTTGACCACGAGAACGGCCACCAACCATAATCTGCACGCCTTTGTCCACTTTGGCTTTGTCGTAGCCCAGACGGCCTTTGTTTTTCCAGCCGTGAATAACAGATATACCAATCTCAGCAGGAAACTGCTTACGGCCTTCCTCAAGCATTGCCGGGCTACTGGCCTTAATTTTGGCGGCAGCCTTAAAACGTGCAGACTTGTCTAACTTGCTGAGCTCTGACAGTGCCTGCTTCAAGCCTGTAATTTCTACGCTTGTATTAAGGCTCATGGCTTTCGGCTTTCGTTTAACAGCTTGATTGTGGTATTCAAGTCGGCTATGTCAAACTCTACAGCAGGTGGCCACCAGCCTGTGGCTACTAAGAGGCTTGCTAGGGAATGGCGGTAGGTTCCGCTTGGGTAGGGTTTACGGGATCATTATCCACCACTTCCAAAGTCACCAGACGCTTAATGAAATCGTCAAGCACTACGGGCACTGTGATGCCAGCAATTTTAGATGACTCATACGCCATAAAAGCCAAGTCCTCAATGCTGATGCCTTGCTCACTGATGGTGCTTGACTTGCGTTTGTATTTGCGTTCCCATTGCACAATGACGTACAGACTGGTAGAGACTTGGTACGGGCCTTCGCCTGTATCCACGTTAAGTGTCAATTTCATGTCGGGTTCCTTTGGTTATGGGGCTGTGATGTCTCGAGCGTATGTGCCGCCAATGAATGACGCGGTGATCATTGACAGTTCGCCTACAGCGCCTGTAATTGGGGTGTAGTCCACAAGCTGCATATTAATGATTGTGTACTCAGGGTTAGATGCTGACTCAACAAGGCCTGATGGGGAAATGACAAGCGACGTAGTGCCTGTGCCCAAGTTGGCAAACAATGTGGCCTCAACTTCACCAGCGCCATAGCTGAGATACATTTCAAGTTCTACAGACACAGTTTGCAAGCCCGGCACAAAACGATGGCCAGTATCACCAAAAGCTGTGCTTTCTAATGAGTCCACACCAAGTGTGATGGTTGCACTACGGCACTGGTCGGTCAAATCAACCAAAGCACCACCAGTGGTGGGCGCAAGGTTTACGGTTGGGTTAGTGAGGTAAGTGCTTGTGGCCACGTTGGTTCTCCTGTGTCAAACGGTGCCGGGTGCCGTATCTGTTGTTAGTTCTAGCAGATAATACTACTGCAGTGGGGTATCTCATGACTTCTGTGCCTGCATAGCCATCTGCAAATCGTAGGCAGGATAAGTAGCGCCACCTATTTCCAGCGATGACGGCTGACCAGCCATGATCACAACTGACGAGCCTAGGACTGTGGCCACGATGCTAAGGATGTTCTCGAGCACGCCTTGGGCTGCTGTGCCACTGCCAATAATCTTGACTGGGATAGTTACGCGGATGATGTTGCCACCACCAGCGACAGTCTCAAAACTTGGGGCATCAAGAAAAACACAGTTAGGCACAATCTTTGTGGGGTCGCTAACTACCCGTAAGCCTGATACTGCTACCAGTGTGGCTTTAAGGTCGGCCATAGCCTCGTTGAGAAGCCCTGTGGCAGGCATTAGGCAACCTGTGGGCGGTCTATGCCCAAGAGCTGTTTAATCATCGGTGTCATGGCGCTGACGGGTGCGGTTCCCATGCCATCGAATGTGGCAAAGGTGTCCTGAACTGAGCCACGAGCACGCCACAGTGCAGCTGCATACATGAGCGTGCCAAGGGTGGCATCGTGGCCCGGCGAAGTTGTCAAGCTGTCAAAGTAGCCAGACTCTTGCCTACGCCTATAGCAGAAGTCGTTGGCTGCATTTCGAGCTTGTGTAGCAAGCGTAAAATCATCGCTTGGGTTTGTAATGTCCACTCCAAGATATGTCACTAGCTCAGCCGTAGTTACCCATGTGCAGTTCTGCGTGTAAGTAATCGTGCCAGTAGCTGAGGCTGTGCGTTCAACGTCTGTGCCTGTGCAAGCAAACAGCACCTGATTAGGGATACTGACATTGCTGTTAAAGAGCAGGTCGCCTTCAGTGTCTATGCCGATGTACTCATACTTGGGCGTGGCATAGACAACAAAGGTGCCGTTAAAAGGTGCAGCAACACTGGCGACAGTGATGGATTGCCCCACCTCTATTTCAGTATCGGTCAGTGTTTGTAGCACTGCATAGTTGTCTAGCAGTTGCTTAAAAGTGACTGTGTATGTAGCCATCGGCGGTAGCCGCCTTTCTGACTAGGCGATTACGATGCCTTGAATGAAGCTGGACTTAGCAACGAAAGTTGAGAAGTAGCCGTAGTACGAGAAGGTGCGGCTTAACGTGCTTGGGTTAGCAATGCTGAGAACGCCTTGCTGTGCTTCGTAAATCTCAAAGCCCGGTGCGTAGGTAACAAGCATTGTGCCTGAAGCAAAGTTGTTATCAACAACAAGCGTGAGGCCCATGACATCCATTGAGTTGTAACCAAGACCGCCAACGCGTCCAAGCGAGTTCTGACCAAGAACACCGTTTGTGGTGTAGCCAAGAACTGGGCGCTTGTTTGCATCGAGCTGTGCGCCCAATTTTTCCCATACATCTGGTGACACGCACAAGTGAGTTGGGAAGTAGTTGCTGTCCTCTGCAATTTCGCGTGCTGCGTCATACAAAGAGTTGATCAGTGAGGTTGGGTCACCAGCGGTAACAGTCCATGTTGAGCCTGATGCTGTTTTACCAGCAACCAAAGCGTCAGCTGCAATGTTGTCCGTAGCGATGAGGTACTCACCAGCAAGGTCATTAAGGATAAGGTTCATTGCTGCAGGGTCTGTGAAGTCCATGTCTTGCATTGTGAGGGTGACTTGGCCAGCGACAGTTGCTTTAGTAACTGTGTTAGAAGCAATAACCATGGTTGTAGCAGATACTGCTGAGCCTTCGGTCTGTGTTGCTGCACTTGTGTGTGTGGTTATGGTAGGACGCACGAATGTCTTAGAAGGTGTGTTCGGCATCGAGCGAGCCCCGAATGCACTGACCACAGGCCTCACAAAATTCAGATCTTGGAAGAGACCGCCGAGCACCGGAACAGGTAACAATCCCGGGGTGTCCGTTGTAAGAACGTCACCTGCAGCGGCTTGAAGTGCTGTCTGCTGATCGCGTACTGCTTCTTTGTATGCAGCGTTTACATTGGCGAAAGTGTCGCCGCCTGCGTGCATTGCTGCAAGGTATTCGCCTGCTGATGGCATAGCAAACTTGCGTTTTGGCTGTGCGAAAAGAGCTGATGCTTGGATTACTTCTGGGGCTGGGGTTTCTGACACTTCGGTCTCCTCTGACTCTGTGGGTTCAGGCTCATCGGGTGCCGTTTCTGTATTATTGCTCAAATCATCCTCGGATGTGGGGATACTTGCTGCAACATCTGTGATGGTAGCACCGCTAAAGGCTGGCTGGGGTACAAGTGACAACTCCATCCAGTCGGCTGCTTCCACAATCATGACGCCATCCTCGTTGTACGAGAACTTGGTTGGGTTTACGCCAACGCTTACAGAGTCCAAAACTCCGTCAGCCGCGAGCACCAGTGCTTCGTCACCTAGGGCTGTGGTTGAGACTTTGGCTGTGAAGTACATGGCTTCCTCGTCATCACTGCGCTCAGTCACAAGGCCGATGGCCTGCGTAGAGTCGTGGCTCATATAGAGCTTTGGCGCTTTGCCTTCTGTGGGCAAACTGCCCGGCAAGAAAGAAACTGTCTGACCACCAGAGACTGTGGCTTCTACGTTGTATGGCAAAGCAATGCCAGTAATGGTGCGCTTAGGGCTGCCATCTTGGGCTGCATCTATTGAAAATGTTGAGCTGGTAAAGCGCATCATGCTAGGGACTCCTGTGTGTTTTCTTTTGGTCGGTCTGGGCTATCCATTTTGTCGGCTGCGTAGTTGTCCTCAAGATAACTTTCTGAGTCCATTTTTACATAGGTGCCACGTGGCAAAACATTGTTCATGCTGAGTGTGGCAGCGATGCAATCGGCGTATGGCTTGACGCCAAAGATGTAAAGATCAGCGCGTGATTGCTCACTGCTGGTGTAGGCATAAGCGCCAGTGGACACGCCTACAAGGTAGGGGGGAACACCACATAGGCGTGCCAAATCTAGGGCGCTGTATTGGGCTGACTCAATCATCAGCATCTTGTCAGGGGTGGCAGTGCTGGCTTCGTAGCTTAGAAACTCGTTAAGCACAGCGGTTTGGCTGGTTAGTCGAGCCTCTTGAAAGGCTGCGCCAATCTCTGACAACTCCTGAGCACTAAGCGGTTCGCCACCAGTTTGTTTTAATACGCCACTAGGTAAAGACGACTGTGCGTTCTTGTAACGGCTTTGCTCAATCTTTAACGCTGTAGTAATTGTCTGCTCTGAACTGTAAACAATGCCTTGAATGGGGCTGAGAAACTGGACAATGTTGCGGTAGTCAAGATCATTGCCAGCAAAACTTATGGACTTAGAAGGATGGAAAAAGACTGGGCCTTGCTCATCCAAAGTTGTTATCGAGCCAGCAGGTAGGCGCTGAAACTTAGACGGGAAGCCGTCTTGTGTGCGCTCGGTGATGTACCAAAAAGCACGGCCGTAGAACAGCAAATCGTCAAGAGTCCACGCCATAAGGAAGTTGTAGGTGACTGCTGGGTCTGGCTGGCGTAGCCAAGAACGTGGTGCCAGTGGTATTTCTTCCATCTCGCCAGTGGCATCGTTGAACATTTCGCCGTACATTTTTAACGGCATACAACCAATGACAGAAGCCAACAAGTCACGCGATCTAGACACCGTTGCAATGGTCATGGCACGCTGACGAGCTGCGCCTTCTTGGTAGTTATAGAAGTTGTCTATCGGGTTTTTGCTGATGCCTGCTGGCGCGTACCCCACAGCGGCCTGCACTGATGGCGTGGAAATAGCGGCCTTGGTTACTGGCTTATTGAAAATACCCATAGCGGTAGTATGCCACTTTCTGCCGGGTGTGTGTGGTACTGCCCTGCTCATCCCGACAACGCCCAGAGCAGTACC